CCGCGCTGCCAGAATTCAGCTTTTGCCATAACTCATGCGCTCCTTTCTTTTAGCCCAGCGGGTCTGCGATGTTGGTGCCGGGGTTCTTGATCGCGCCACGGTAATCCATGACGTTGATGCCCCAGTCGAGGTAGATATCCCAGACGAAGCCCAGCTGACCGGGGGTCTCCATGCGGCGAATGGTCGGGATCTCCTGACCGTTCAGATAGTCGACCTCGATGAAGGCGGTGTCGGTGGTGTTCGCGGTCATAAACCACGGCATCACATTGCCGAAGCCGCCAGCCAGCGTGTTGATGGTGGGGTCCTCGATCACGTCCAAATTGCGGTACTGGTACAGCGGGTTGACGGACTGGGTGTTGCCCTCGGTGTTGATGGTGGGGCTGTTGAACAGGGTGTAGACATCAAAACTCATGCCGACAGGGACGATGAATGCGCCGGGGCGGATGATGATGGGCTGGCCGAACTCGTCCTTCTGGGTGGAGAGGGTCAGGATCATGCTCTGAACTGCCGCCTTGGTGATGCCGCTGCCGGTTTTCAGCAGATTGCGGTGTTCTGCGGAGAACAGCTTCTTGCCGTCGTAGATGGCGGGGTTGCCCATCAGGATCTGATAGCACTGGGTGTTGATGGTGCGGCGGGCCGCTGCTGCATGGCGGGCAGGGATGCTGGTCACCAGATCGATGTCGTCGTTGATGAACGCCTGACGGGACAGTGTGAACTGCTTGCCGTAGGTGTGCAGACGGCGGGTCGGCAGCTTGGCATCGGTGGGCTTGTCGTTCTTCAGCTCACCGCCCTCCGGCACTTCGAGGAAGTCACCGATGGGGCCAGCCAGATAGTTGTTGTCGTGAACCTTGAAGTCCTTAAGGCTGCCCTTTTTGGTCCAGCGGTCAAAAGTGACCGGGGCCTTGCTGTGGCCCTCGACGTAGGACTTATTGATGGCGTTGTCCAGAATGGCGGGGAATGCTGCGGTCGGGTTGTAGAACTGACGCTGCATCAGCATGGTGAACAGGTCGTCCGAACTCTTGCGGCGGGCATCGGCCACGCCGCTGCGCTCCAGGCACTCGATGGCCATGTCGCGCAGGGTCATGTTTGCCATCTGCTGTGCGCCATCGGAGGCCTTTTCGGGATTCAGGCCACCACGGATCAGCAGACCGTCTGCTGCATCACGGCGGAATTCGTCCTCGCCGGAGCCGGTGACCTTAATGCCAGTGCGGATGGGTGCGCCGTTCTTGCGCAGGCCATCCATGATGGCTGCACGGACCTGCTCCACGGTGCTGCCGTTCTGGATATAGTCCAACTCGGAAACGCCGAAGTCACGGCACATTGCGGTGATCTCGTTGACGCGGGTGCGCTCTGCTGCAATGGCCCGCTGGATATTATCTTCGGGGCCGGGGGCGGGGTCCGCAGAACGGCTTGCGTTTGCGGCTGCTGCAGGGGTGGGGTTCTGAGCGGGTGCCGGGTCTGCCGGGGTCTGCGGGTTTTCTGCTGCCCGGATTTCCTCGGTCAGGGTGTCGATCTCACGCTGCAGGGAGTCGAACTCGGCCTGTTCGGTGTCGGTCAGGCTGCGATTACCAGCCTTTTTTGCGGCATCGAGCAGTTCCTGCTGCCGCTTGATCTTGGCCGCTCTGATCTGCTTCTTGTCCATAGATGGGTACCTCCTATATGGAATTTTTATTGATCTGAAGCTGGCGTTCCAGAATGTCCAGCGGTGTGCCGGGACCGATTTCCTCGACCTGACGGCCAACGCCCACCGTGCTGTCTGCCGGGATGCTCACAATGCTGACCTCGTAGGGCCACCATTTGCGGACCACCTCGGCGGGGCCAGTGAAGCGGCCATCCGCAGTTGTCTTTCCTGCCAGAACTTCTTCGATTGTGTCGATGCGGTAGCCTACCGATACACCCTTGAGCGTACCGCTCCGCACCTTTTGGTAGATGATCTCCGACTGTTCGTCGGTGTCGAACTCGATCTCTGCGTAGCAGCGGTGGTCGTCGCCGAGCCATGCCCGGATGATCCTGCCGATGACCGAATCCCGATTGTGGTTGAAAAGCACCACGCCGATCTCGTTCAACCGGGCGAGATCGACGGCCCCGCTTGCGTGGTCGAGGATTTCATTGCCCCACCAGCGTTCGTAGGGTTCCTCGCTGGAGAACGACAGGGTAAACTTGCGCTCATTGCCCTCGCCGTCCATTGCTCGGATGGCTCCGCTGAAAAGTTCCCGGTGCTGGGTATTACTCCGCTTTTCCGGGGGTGCTGCTGTCTGCTCCGCTGCCCGCTGCCGGAGTCTCGGTCTGCTGGGCGGGAGCTGTCTGCTGTTGCATAGCCTGTCCAAGGATTACACCTCCTAAATCGATACCGTGTTCTTCTTTGGCGTACTGAAGGACTTCTGCGATGTCGTCCACCTGAGTTTTCCAATCAGTGCCGTTTTCTGCGGCAATCTGCTTGAAGGTCTTTTGCCCTGTCTGAAGGGCGATCTTTGTGGCGGTCGCTTCCTTGGCCGGGTCAATCCACGGCTTCGGGTCCTTGACCCATTTGTGCTGGAAGAACTTCTGTTTGTCGCTCCAAAAGCCGGGGGCTTTGATGAGGCCCGCCAGAACCACGGAAATGACGAAGGTTTCATAGATCTCGTCCATGACCTCCAGAAGAAGTTCTTCGTCCTCGACGTAGGTCATGCCATCTTCGATGAGACCCTGCCGGGTGCTGGAGTAGTTGCTCTGCGACATATCGCGGGAGGTGGCCTCATAGCTCAGACCCTGACCCGCTCCAATGAGCCGCTGAAAAAGTTTGATGAAGCTGGATGCATCGGTCGCCTGACCCTGCGGGTTGACGGCGTACACATCGTCGCCAGCGTTCAGTTCCCGGATCATGCCGGGGGTCAGGGTCTTGCCGTCGTAGCTGGTACGAGGCCCGGTTGCTGCATTCTGGCTGCGGCCAAGGCCGGTGGTCGGCAGCGACTTTTTGATGAACACCGAAAGGCAAGCCTCGATGCGCTGCTTCACACTGACGGCGGTCATGAATTCGTTGGCATCTCGGATGCGGGTGATTGTCTGACTCATGTCGGACATTTCCCGCAGCTGGGAGGGCCGCCGCTTGCTGAAGTAGAAGATCACGTCCTTTGCGGGAACGTAGATCGGCTCCATCATGGTGATGCCGTCCAGTGCATACTGCCGGAACCAATAACCGACCGGGCGGTTATACTGGTTGTACTCGATGCCGCCGACAATGCGGTTGCCTTTCTCTTTGGTGTTCAGCTGGTTGCAGTCCAGTTCGTCCACCTCGAAGATCTGCAGTTGAAACGGCACCATGCCAGCGTCGGTGTATCGCTTCACAAAAAGAATGCCGCCATCGACTTTCTTCCTGCGCACGGCCATGCGCAGCATCTGGTTGAAGCTTTGGGTGCCGGTTACGTCGCAGTTCTGCTTTTTGCACCAGAGTTTCCAGAGCCGCTCGATCTCGCGGGCGGTGTCCTGATCGTCCATATAAGACTGGAGAACATAGCCGCTGCCGACTGTGTTCCGAACGAACGGACCGACCACGGAGTTCATCATGTCGGAGTTCCGTTCGAGGTCTCTTGCTCTGGCCCGGACGGTATCCCGACTGTATCGGTCGGTAACCTCTGCGCTCTGGTTCGATGCGTACCAGCCGGAGTTGAGCCGACTGTAGTCTCCGGCATCGTAGTGCCGGACCTCGTTCATGTACTGCCGCCAGACCTCGCGCCGTGCGCCCCACTCCGGGCTGATCCAGCCGATGATGTTGTCAAGCCATCCCATCCCAGTCACCTCCCATCAAAAAATGCGACGTAGGTATCCGAGAAGAGGCCATTGTCCTCTTCGGCCGCGATTTGCGCCGTCAGGTCGTTCCGGGTGGTGAGCAGGAGATTCAGGTCTGCACGGGTCAGGCTGCGGGAACCGATTTTGTAGGACTGGCCGCCGACAAGCACTGCCTGAATCGCTTTGTTGACTTCGGCGAGAAGTTCGGCGGGGGTGAAGTTCCCGCTTGCAGCGATGTCTGCCATGTCATACCTCCTGTGTCGTGGCCGCTGTTGCAGCCGGGGTTGTGATGCTCGGTGTGGCCACCATGAGGATGCCACCGCCGAGAGAAGATCGGATCTGCCTCATGCCGTCGTCCGGGGCGAACGGGTAAAGGCCGACCTCCAAACCGATAAAGCCGGAGGTCGAAAGGGTCAGTAATCCAGACACTGCACTTCAACTCCCATCGCACTGGTTTCGGTTGCGGTGACGGTGACCTTGTCGGTCATGTCGGATGTGCGGGGAATCAGCCGGGTGGCGATCACCTGACTGGTATTTGCCGGGATGGTCACCTCTGCATCGAGGATGCCGCAGGTGATGTACCCGGAGGTGAAGTTCTTGACCAGAAAGCGGCTGCCGGATGCTCCGAACTGGAACTCCACCGGGGTGCCGCCTGTGGTGGGATGACGAATAACTTCCATGATTTCATTCCTTTCATTCCTGAAGCCAGTCCTCGTTTTGAGAGATCCAGCTTTCTTCGGGTGTTGGCTGTTCCGGCTGCGGTGCGGGTGCTGCTTCCTCCGGCACGGCCTGAAGATGCAGGGTGCGTACTCCCTGAATGTCGGCTGCGGCCAGTGCGTAGACCTCGCAGTCCAGATAGTGGTTGTCTGCGTGTGAGCTTTTCTGCACCCACCGCTGGACCACGCTGCCGTTGCTGGCCTTGACGTTTATCTTGTGTTCGGCGGTGACCATCTCGGCGTACTCCCGGTCGCACCCGGAGTAAACGGTCCATCGGCCAGCCTCCTCCAGCTTTCGCTTCATGCGGGCGGCGATCATGTCCTTGTACTTGCCGCCGTCCACCAGCACCAGCGGGATGCCGTAGGCTTTGCTGGTGGCCTTGTTTACGGTGGACAGCTTGTAGTGGGTCATCATCGGATTGCTGGAGCCTTTGCAGGGGAGTGCCCAGTCGGAGTTGTTGGCGCAGAAGTCGTAGACGCTATCCGAATCGTTGCCGGAGTCAATCAGTGCCAGATCAACCGCCATCGGAGGGCCGCCGTCCTGCCGGGGGTATTGCAGGTTCATCACCTGTTCGACCTCGGCAAAACTGAAAGCCTGACCGTGGGCGATGTTCTGCGAGGTGATGAAATCGCCCCACGCTCTGATCGTCCAGTAGAGGCAGTTCTCCTGCACGTCCACGCCGCCTGTGAGCAACTTGGCCCACGTCGGAACCATGTACTCCGGCAGATCGGTCTGCCGTTCGAGGACGAGGTCTGCGCTGGTTTTGAGTTTGGTATCCTCCCACGGCTCTGCCAGCCAGCTGTTCACAAAGTTCTGCAGCTTCTCCGGGTCGTCCTTGCTGTCCAGAAATTCATTGACGACTTCCGAAAAGCGAACAAACGGCGAGTAGAGGGTGTTCATCCAGAACGCCACCTTTTTGACCAGCTGGGTCTTGGATTCCACGGCTCTCCACTGGCCCTCCCGGAGCATCTGCGGCTTGTGGCGGTCGGTAATGATGCCGCCGCACTTCTGGCAGACGTAGTAGCACTTGGCTGCCCGGTCTGCGTTGGAGAGACTTTTGTCGCCGGGGAATTTCATCTGCGCCCATTTGAGTTCGATGAATTTCCCGCAGTGTGGGCATGGCACGAAGTAGTGCCGGACCTCGTCCGCGCTTTCGAGGGCTTTCCAGATGGGGCCTGTCCGAAGCGTCGGTGTGGAGGTCATAAAGATTTTTCTGTTGTGGAACGTCTTTGTTCGTTCCGTTGCCAGCTTGATGGGGTTCGCTTCCTTTTTGCTGGCTCCGGGATACTTGTCCACCTCATCCAGAAAGAGAAAGCGAATTGCCTTACTTGCGAGGCTTGCCGGGGAGTTTGAACCGACCAGCGAGAGGTACATTCCATCAAACTGAAGCTCCATCACGGAGGATTCTTCCTTGTGGTACAGGTTTTTCAGTGTCGGGGATGCCAGCAGCATCGGTTCGATGCGGTTGGTGGACACGCTCTTGCCGAGTGTGTCGATGGGGTAAACGACCATTGTTGGGGAGGGGTCCTGCTGCACGATGTAACCGATGCAGTTCAAGATCACCTCAGTGCCGCCGACCTGCGATGGCTTGATGAAGTCGATTTCCTCCGTTTCATAGTTTCGGAGTTCGTCCATGATGCCCACGAGGTATGGGGTCTTGTCGTTCATCCATGGACCAGACACGGATGCGGTCTTGCTCTCCAGCATTCGATACTTTGCCGCCCACTCTGAGACATTGATGTCCTCTGGCGGGCGAAGGTAGCGCAGGGCCTCTTTTTGGTAGGGGGTTACCAGAAATTTACGAATCCGGGGCTTTCGGTTTGCTGCCATTGCCCTTGTCCGGGATTTCTGTTACTGCGGCCAGATAGAACGCTTCGAGTTGTCGATTGACCTCCCCCTGCAGGTCACGTTCTATCTTCCGGGCTTCTAGTGGTTCGACGTAGCCGCTCACCATGCTGGTCAGCCGTCCGGGGAGCGACATGGCGAATTTTTTGAAGGTCGTGAAGAATCGACTGTAGTCCTCTTTGACCTTTTCCACGTCTACAAGCTGCCCGGATGCAACGGACAGCTTCATGTTGTGGAGTTCGCCCTGCGCTTCTTTCAGGGCGATATCGGCCTGAAGTTTTTGTTCTCTCAGGTCCATTTCTTTTTCGGAGCGGTTCTTGCCGTAGGCTTTGTCCGAAAGGTATTTGACGTACTTCTGGATCGTGGGAACCAGATCGTAACGTCTACCCTCCGGGGTCTCGGTCGTGGGAAGAACGCCCTCCTGTGTGAGTTGCTGAATACGGCGGACGGTTACTCCGAACAGTTTGGCGATGACCTCCACGCGGTACATGGAGCCGCCTGCAACTTCGCCTTTATCGTTCAAATAGAGCCCCCCCCGCTGATAGCTAGTTGTAATTCGTGGTCTGTCATACGGCGGTTAGAGCTTCTCTGCCTTTTGCCCGGTGTAGGTTTCCCACCGCTTTATGATTACGTCGCAGTTCTTCTCGTCCAGTTCCATGCAGAATGCCGTCCGTCCGAGCTGCTCTGCTGCCATCAGGGTGGACCCGCTCCCGGCGAAAAAGTCACCGACCATCCATCCGGGGCGGCTGGAGTTGTTCATCAACCGTCCGATCAGAGGTACAGGCTTCATGGTCGGGTGCATATCGTTTCGGGTCGGTTTCGGCTCAAAGTGAACCGTGGTCTGATCCTTGTATTCCCGGAGCGTCTGGTCGATGAAGGCCAGAAGTTCCTGCTTCTTCATTGACTGGAAGTCGGGCAGGTCGTCCAGAAGAACGGTGTCCTGTGTGCGGTCATTGATGAAGTAGTGACCCGCTCCCTCTTTCCAGCCGTAGAGAATCGGTTCGTGCCGCCACTGATAGTCTTGGCGACCGAGAACAAATGCGTTTTTCTCCCATATCAGGCACTGGGCCAGTTTCAGCCCGGCATCAGAATAGGCTTGCCGGAACTGAAGCCCGGTGCTCTCGGCGTGAAAAACATAAATCGCTGCGCCTGTGCGCATGGCATCGTTCATGGCCTGAAATGCGGCCAGCAGAAAACTGTAAAAGCTGGCCGCATCCATGTGGTCGTTCTCGATGACGCTGTTCGTGCGGCTGTCGGTCTGGTCGAGGTAGTCGTTCAGAAAACCAACTTTTGCGCCGTAGTCCACGTTGTAGGGCGGGTCAGTGATTACGAGGTCGAGCTTGTTCCCGGCCATGAGAATTTCCGCATCGTCCAGAGACGTGGCATCGCCACACATCAGGCGGTGGCGGCCCAGCTTCCAAATGTCGCCCCGGCGTGTGACCGGGGTTTCGATTTCTTCCTTGGCTGCATCCGGGTCGAAGTCGTCATCATGGGCTTCTTCCGGCACATCCAGCTGCTGGATCAAATCTTCGAGGTCGTCCTGATGGAAGCCGGTCACGGAGAAGTCGTAGCCGTTGAGGTCAAGATCGGACAGGAGGTCTTTCAAAATCTGAAGATCCCACTTGCCGGTGATCTTGTTCAGGGCCACGTTGATCATCTTTTCCTTGGCCTTGTCCCGGATGTCCAGAACGACGACCTCGGCTTCTTCGATGCCCATGTCCATCATCACGGTACGCCGCTGGTGTCCTTTGATGATGGTGCCATCGTAATTTATGACGATGGGGTCAGCGTAGCCCAGCCCCTGAATGCTGGCCTTTATGTCCTGATACTCCGGGTCCTCCGGGGTCAGGGCCTTTCTGGGGTTGTAGGCGGCGGGAATGAGGTCGGCCAGTCGCCGTCTCTCCATCCGCATGGGGTTGATCTGCTGCATGGCGTTCACCTCCTATGTGGGGTCTGAATGGGGTTTGCGTAACGAAATGCTAAATTTTTTTTGGTTTTCAGGCGAAAAACCTCCGGGCCTTCCTCGCCCCGCATCATTCTCCGGGCGGGGTAGTACCTACGCCGTGGCCGGGGAGGGGGTAGCCCCTCTCTCTCCAACACAAAGGCGCACCGAGCGTGGTTGCGGGGTGCGCCTTTGTCCGTGAAAAGGTATAAAGGAGAGAACACAACACGATGCCTACTCGTGATGGGCTTGGGCGGGCTGGCCCTTGTCCATGCGACCATTGTATTGACTTCTGGGGTCTCTTTGGGTATCTTCTTTCGCTGCCCTGCGGTTGCCCCGCCTCGACCCCGCTGCGCCCCTGCGCCGCTCTGTGCTGTGGGGCTGTGCTGCCGGGTGTCCACGGTTCCGAATGACCTTGCTCCCACGCCACACAGGGGCTGTTTTTACCGCTGGTAAAAAGCAGGGCCAGACAGGGGGTGCTTTGTTTCCGGGCGTATGGTTTTGTGCTTTTTTGAATCCCTGAACACGGCGCAAAATTTCCGGGTGACAGCCGGGGCATGGAATCCGGGGTGTGCGAGGGGTGAGCCTAAAATCCATAATGGGAAAAGAAAAAGCCGGGGCATAGCCGGGAGCCTTGGCCGGGATTTCTCTGTGCGGGAATTCCCAGTGTGCTGCCCCGGAACTATGCCCCGGTCTTTGTTTTTTAGTGGCCGTCCTTTTCTGTGCGCTCGACCCTCGCCCTGAACTCGGCCAGCGTGGTGCGCACCTTTTTGTAGGTGTATAGCCATTCCAGCCCTGTGCTGTACCGTCTGAAGCACGGTGCCCTTGACAGGTGGATGGTGCGCATGATCTCGTTCCACGGCTTGCAGTCGATGTGGCGCATTTCCATGATCTCCCGCTCTACGGAATCCTGCGGGAGGAATTCGAGGACTTCCATAATGTCCAGAATGGCCGTCGCTTCGATCTCCGACTGCTGGGCGATTCTGTCCTCAATTTCGGCCATCTTGATGGCGAGGGATGTGTTCCGACCGTTCTTTCCAGCCGGGTCCAGCTCTGTCCGAATGTCGGATATCCTTTCCCGCAGGATCTTCTGCCGCTCCTTTGCTCGGTAATATTGGCTCAGGTATCGCTTGAGGAAGATGCGCTCATCCTCGCTCATCTGAGACGGGTGTTTCTGCATGGGAGGCATCCTCCTTTTTGGCAATGTGTGGAATGAGGGCGTAGATTTTGCCGCCTCTAAACACCAGCTTATAGACCGCCTTGTCCTTGTTGTCCCAGTCGTAGATCTGGAATCCTCGCTCCGAAAGAACGCCGATCATCATGTTGATGGTCGTGACGAGGGCTGGAATCGGGAGGGTGCGCATCCCGGCCAGTGCGTCCTCTGCCGTGCGCTGCTTGGCCTTGGATTTCAGGCTGAACGGCTTCGGTTTGAATGGGATAGCGTTTTTCTTCTTCATGTCGGAATCACCGCCGTTTTCAAAAACCTGCGGATGCGGCGCAGGATGATGTGATACCACTTCTTCCGAATCCTCGGCCTCCGATGGTACATGAGCCGGATCTGCTTCTCGGTGGCAAGGCCATAGAGGATTGCCATGTTTCCGGCGTAGGCCCGGAGGACTTTCTGCGACACCTCTTTGGCCCACTCGCCGATTCTTCTGAAGAAGTCCGAGATGCGCTGGGCGGCATCCTGCGCAGCCTCCCACAAAATATCAAAGACCTGCTGTAGCATATTCGATGGCCTCCACTGCTTCTTCCGGGAGACAGACGACTCTCGCCGTTCCTCCGGCTCTCTTGATTGCTTCGATGGTGTCGAGTTGGAGCGGGGTCGGCTTTCCGAGGAATGGTCGCTTGATTTCGAGGCCGATGTACAGGCCATCAATGATCACCAGCACATCCGGGAATCCCCGCTCACTGTAAACTCCGGCTGCAATCTTGCGGACAAAGGCTTCCGGGTAAAGCTGCCGAATGGCTGCCATGATCCTTGTCTGATACCACTGTTCCAGAGGAATCTGATCTTCGAGGATCTTTTTGACTTTTTCGGCGGTGAGCGTCAGGTCGAGGTTCTCCTGCGCCAGCCTCTGAACGTCTGCCGGGGTTCTGGCCCCGCCGTGGTACCACTCGTGCAGGAGGTTTCGGGTAATGTTCATGTGTTTAGGTCCTCCAGTTTGTGTGAAAGGTAGATGATCTGTTTGAGAATTACATGGGTGCAATCTGCGACTTCGTCCATGTCATTCTGCTTCTGCTTTGTCCAGTTGGGGTAGCTTTCTGCAGCAGCCTCCCGGTAAACCTCCGAAATAATGTTATAGGCGACCTCCAGCTTTGCATCCCGCATGAGCGCAGCCTTTTCCTTTTCTCTGGCCCTTGCCCTGCACTCAACTTCTTCGATCAGCATGGTGCGGCCTCCATGAACACAGGCTCGTCGCTATCGCTGGGCAGGGCCGGGTTGTCGGCGTACTGACCTGTGCTGTTGCTGGAATTCTCGGCACCGAGTTCCTGCCACTCGAAGTCCTTTTTGTTGCCGTCCTTGTCCTCCATGAAATTCGAGGCCATCATGTCGGCGGTGTGGAGTGCCCAGACGATGGGGTATTTCTGAATCGCTGCGGCGAGGCTCATGGTGTCGGTGTGCTGATCAGTGAAGCCCATGTGCCACCAGATGGCGTACATTTCCTCCGAGGTGAGCTTGATGTAATTCTTGATCAGCATGGCACTCTTGGGGCCGTGACCGAGGGGCATCAAGTCGTTGACCGTGTAGAACGGCACCTTTTCCCATTTCCCGGTCTTTTCGTTCTTGACGTTCCGGGTGCTGGTGCTGTAGAAGTAGGTCTTGCAGATGTCGTGGAGCAGGGCGATGAGGATGACGCTCTCATCCTTAATCTGTGCGACCGAGGTTCCGGCTACCGTGTAGAACCATGCTTTCGTGCCGTCCTCGTTGGTCTGTTCTTCCTGAAGCAGACCCCGGAGGGCATCCAACACATTGAGGCTGTGCTGCAGGAGGCCGCTCTCGCAGGAGAGGTGGAACTTCGTACTTGCGGGTGCTGTGTAGAAGTCGCTCTTGCGGATGTAGTCCATCAACTTGTCGATGCCGGGCCGCTTGACCTTGGCCATCTCCGATTCAAACCGGGCGATCAATTCTTCCTTGTCCATATCTTGTCTCCTTTGATGTGAGGGGGAAAGGCTGCGCCTTGGTACTCTCCTTTGGAGTCCATCCAGTAGCCTCCCTCGTTGGTGAATGAATCCGAATCGTTTCCCGGCTGGCCGTTCTGCCAGAAGAATCCTGTGATGTGGTTCCTGATCCAGCGGTGGCCGTCCGGGTAAACGTGCCAGAAGTTGTATTTTTGCCAGTAGGGTTCGTAGGCTTCCTCGGTGCGGTGGTAAAGCTGCCAGACGAGGTCGAGGAACTTGTCATAGTCGAGGTCATCGATCAGGGCCTTTCGGTACTGGTCCATGAGGGCACCCGGCTGACTTTCCTCGGCGAGGACGGCGGCGATCTGCTGCGATAGCTGCCGATTCCCGGCGATGTCCTTTGGGTGCATCGGGAACGGCATCCTCTCCCGGAGCCGGGCGGCGAACCAGTCAGCAAGGTCGGCCATTTCTTTGGTCAGCTTCTGGTAGGCTTTGCCGTACTTCGTCTGGAGGACTTCCAGTGGCACCTGTTCACGGTTGGTCTTGAGCTTCCTGAAGGTATCGTTGAACCGGGCCATCATTTCCCGGTCGTCGTCCGAGGCGGGCATCTGCATCACTCCATGTATTTTTTGGCTTTGGGGTTCCATTTGAGAGTGGTCTCCTTGCCGCAATCGCCGCAGGGATAGCTAAAATCCGGGCTTTCGATGTTTGTCTGTCCGTAAGTGTGCCGACCGCAGCTGCAGTCATATTCAAACAGTGCGGTGTTTTCCAGCGAGAATTTTGCACCGCATTCTTTGCAGGTCCACTCGGTGCGGTAGTCCTTTGTGAAAGCGACGAACTCATCGCCGCACTTCGGGCATCTCAGTCTCATCAAGCCTTTTGCTCCTTCGGGTTTCGCTGCCTTTTTGGGAGTTTCGGTGGGTGCAAGTTTGAAGGATGCGAGATCCGGGCGGTAGCAGACGGCATCGAGTGCATCATCGTGCGAGGGGGGGCTTTCCTCCGGCTCATCGGGTGCAACTTCGGGCGGCCCCGGCTCGGCAGGTTCTTCCGGCTCCTGCTGCTTGGCCTTTTCGGTCTGCTCCTGAATGACTGCCTGAAGCGCAGCGGCATTCTGTTCGGCGTTGCTCGGTGCCCCGGTCAGGCCGCTCTGAACGGCGAACTCTGCGATGTAGGTGTTCATCTGATCGGCGATGGTGTCCTTTGCCCGGAGCAGCTGCTGGGCGTTCTGGCAGGTGATCGTCATGTCCAGCCGGTCCTCGAATCCCTCGGTGATCACCAGCCGGGCGGTGTAGTAGCTTTCGTCCATTTTAATCCTCCCAATTTAATGCTTGGCCGCACTTGCAGCAATATACGCGCTTGCGCAGGGCCGGTCTATAAACGACTTCGTGGCAAAGCGGGCAATTTCCGAATTGTGAGTTTTCCCACAAATTCACCTTTGCCGGAATCTGCTTCTTGAGCGCATCCATGCCCATCCGACAGGCTTCTTTTACGGTTTCGATGCTGTAGTTCTCCAGATGCTCCGGGTCGAGGATCTCGGCGGCCCACTCGTAGGTCATTTCCATTTGCAATGCCTCCTGTCTGGCCTGTTACACCTAATTCTGAAAAACAGGTGTAACGGCGTTTTCCTTGTGGTGGTGCGGTTCTCCCGGCTCTGTTACTCCTGTTACACCTAATTTTGAACACACACCGTATTTCTAAGAATTTTGCAATTTTGCATGAAAATCTTGCAAAATGCAAAAATGTGCAAAAACATATTGTATTTTAGTTTTAGGTGTAATAGGTGTAACAATTTATTAAAAAGCCGCTTGACTGCTTGCTTTTCCGTGTTACACCTAATGTTACACCTAGCGTTACACCTAATTTTAGGTGTAACGGTTTAGACCGGGAATGGCAGGTCATCGAAGTCGTCAACCACCGTGAAGTCGTCCTGCATTGTTGTCTGAGCGACCGAACTCTGGAACGGAGCCGCTGCGGGGGGCATAGGCGGTTCTTCTCGGTCCATCTGTTCCTCCAGCGCATCCATAGGGTCCTCGTTCTCGGCCAGCTTGCCGATGAAGAACTCGACAAAGCGGCAGCTTCGGTCTCCGAATCTGCGAACCGTGGAGTAGGTGACCTTGCCACTCTTTTCTGTCCATACGCTGATCAGGTTCTTGTCGGCCAGATATTTCATGGTTTTCCGGGGACTGTACCCGGCTTTCGTGAGGGCCTGATTCAGCATGGAGGGGAAAATATAGACCGTGTTGCCGCTCTCGTTCATCATGCCGAGGCAGGTGCCGATCACCTGTGTTCCGAAGTATGCCTTGTTCGACATGACCCAGTCCACGATGAACTGCGCAGCGTTTTCGTTCACGTCGGTTGAGTTGTTCTCTACCTGTTCCTCCAAAATGCTGGCAGCCATGATCTTGGCTTTTTTCCACGATTCCGGGTGGATGCCCAGTTGCTGCAGAACGTCGGCCTCGTCGGTGGGGTCGCCCTGCTGCTGCGTGTTGAAGAACCAGCTATCGATCATGGCATCGGCCAGCGCAACTGCGGAAATGCCGGAAACGTGGGAGCCGTTTTTGCCGTTGGCCATTGCGTGGACGTAACTCTGCATCAACTCGAAGGCATCACAAATGGTGCGCTCCGGGGTGGCGATGATCCTCTTGACGAAGGCCGGACCAGCCCAGCCGCAGTCCATCACGGACTGCTGGTGCATCAATCCGGCATCCCGCTCGTTGTCGAACGGCCCGCCGTAAAGTTCCAGCACACGGGTGGAGACACCTGTTTGCGTGGTCTCGGTGCTGAGTGGTTCCTCGCCGGTGGCCAGAGCGACGGTGCGCCATTGCTGGGTGGCCTGAATGCCGCCGCTCTTTGCGCCTCTGATCTTGCCGGTGCCGGATGCGATCATGTAAACGATTTTTTCCAGCCCGGCCTGATTGTTGCCAGCAAGCTGCCGCTCATCAATGCCGAGGGGGAGGTCGCAGTAAAAGGCTGCCGTCCGTTCGAGGCCGACCTGTGTTGCGTTGAAGTTGACCATCAACCGTTCCGGGTCTCCCCATGCGGAGAGGGCCGCTTTCAGGGCTGCGGTCTTGCCGCCCTTGGAACCGCCCCAGTTGTACACGAAGAAGATGCGCTGCTTGACGATCCGCAGGAGCGGGGCGGCAAAGCTGGCTGCAAGGATGAACCTGAACTTTTGGCGGCTGCGGTGCGGAGCCATGTGTTCCACCCATTTCTCAAAGGTTCCGTTCTGGCAGTAGGCCGTGGCCATTGCCTTTTGGGACGGGTCGATGTCCAGCGTGATGCCGTCAGCGTGTCCGGGCACAAACCTGTTGCCGGGTTGCCATCCGAATGTGGAGGTGCTGTCCTCTTTGGGGATGATGTCGATGTTCTCGGCCTCAAGACTTCCGAGGAAGCGGACCACCTGCTTCGAGTTCTCGCTGGTAATCGTGCAGCCGAGATCTGCAAGGGCGGTGATGCTGCGGCTCTGGAAGATCACCGACCGGGGGTAGATGGCACTCTGCCAGACGCCGTCTCGCTTAAAGGCTACCTCTATTTTTTCTTCCCCGGTTTCGATGCTCTGGAGACGCTTGGTCAGGATGATCGGGGTGCGACAGCAGAGGACCGGCTGGAACTTCTTTTCGTCGATCCGGCTGATTCCCTTGTCCGAGTAAATCCAGCCCTCCGGCTGTCGGAGACTGATCGGTGCGCCGCTGATCGCTTCGGGGATGTCCTCTTTTTTGTAGTCCACAGGTTTTGCGGTTTTCAGGGCATCCCGGATCAGCTTGGCAGCCTGTTCCCGGCCATGCTTGATGTAAAGGTCGGAAGGGTCTTTTTCGCCGAGAGCCTTGCAGCTCCACTCGTAGACCTCGCCCTCGTAGCCTCCATCCCGGAGGCCGGTGCAGATCTTGTGGATGAAGGTGTCGCCGCCGCCGTCCGGCTCGTGGTGCAGGTACAGCTTCAGGCCCTGAAGCACCGAGGACTGTTCCGGCTTGAACATTGAGGCCCCCGGCACACCGATGGCCGGGATGCCCATGTACCACAGGCTCTGTGTGTCGCTCTCGCCCTCAACCATGACCGCGTACCCGGCGTTGGCAAATTCAGGGATGCGCCACTCACCGTAGAGGCAGATCTTGCCGGAGCTGCCGGTGCGCCAGCGAAAGTCTTTGTGGGCGTACCGCTTGCGGTAGGTGGATTCTTCTCCGGCTGCGTTGTAGTAGGGAATGTAGAGCCATGCGGTGCCGTTGTTGCGGTCTTTCCGGGTTTCGAGGCGGCAGGTCTTGGCCAGCCATTCTTCCGGGAGATGCTTTGCAAAGGCATACTCGGCAAGGCTGAAATCTTCGAGGACTGTGGCCTTTTCCTTTTTGGCGGGCTTCGGGGTTTCGGCAGCAACGCCGTATTTCTCCAAAATCTGCTTGTATGCCTCTTTTGTGTCTACGCCATGCAGTTCTGCCCAGAATGACACGAAGTTGCCGCCCCGGTCCTCTGCGAAACAGTGCCACTTGCCGGTCTTGAGATCGACCGAGAAGCTGTTGTTCCTGTCCTCATGGAAAGGGCACAGACCTGTCAGCTTGTCCCCGGCGAGCTTGTATTTCTGAATCACGGCGGTGTACTCGGCACGGTAATCCACCACCTTATCAAGATCTATCTCTCTTGCCGCCATGCTGCCTCCACCGCCATTCTTTCTTGAATTTCATATCTGTTCCCCTTTATGCCTTAAGGGGAGCCGCCTCGATGCGGTTCCCCCTGCGGGCATGAAATTTTATAGGGCTGCTGCCTGATTAAACAAAGGGGAGATCCTTGTCTTTGTCGGTCACGTCGGTGAACTCCGTATCTGACACCTGAACGTCCAGTGCGCTTTCGTCTGCCGCCATGGTGTTGCTGGAGGCCGAGGTGCTGTAGTCGTCCATCGTGATGGCAATCTCCTTGTACTTTGCCTTGATCTCCTGCCGCATGGCCTTGGCGGTCTGAGCAACTGCCGGGGGCAGGATGCCACGCTTGTCGACCACCACGGTGGCGTAATTGATGCCGTTGGCGTTGGTGGCCTTGGCCAGCTTGAAGCCGACGATCAGGTTGGTGTAGGGGATGCCCTTGGAGGCCATGATGCGGGTGAGGGCCTTGTTCACTTCCTTGATGCTCGTGGGCGGCACCGTAAGGAGATAGAGGTTCGGGTCGTTGCTGCGCATGAGGTAGATCCGGCGCATATTCTTGCAAGCCTTGCCCTTGCCGCCATTCGGGTCGCTGCCGTACTGGTTGCAGGGGCACTTGTCGCATTCGCAAATCTCGCCGGTCCGAATGTTCAGGCCGGACTTGCCGTCCATGCTGGAGCAGACCGGGATCTTGTCCTCCGGGTTGGTGCTGCTGCCGAAAGCGTTCGGCCAGTAGCCGTTCATACGGTGCGTGAATACAATCACGCCCTCGATGTCCTTGAGGTAGTCCTCATCGCCGTCCTCGTCGCCCTGCACCGTGAAGGCAAGGTTGCCGCCAGAGGGAATCTTGATGGTTCGGCAGTTGATGCCGGATTCATCGTCCAGATCGTCCATCTGATCCTTGAGTTCGGCTGCCAGTTCCGGGTCGAGACCGTCGTAGGCGGTGGTCAGGGCGAAGTTCTCAACGGGGGCCAGTTCGGTGCTCTTTTTTGCGGTTGCCATAGTATGTGTCCTCCTATTTATTCTTCATCGTCGGCTTCAACGTCGGCGGGTTCGGCTTCTTCAAAACCATCATTTTCTGCCGCTGCCTGTTCCAGCGGGGTGGGGGTTTCGTCTTTGCGCTCAGCTTCGTAGAGGTCGTTCATGGTGCGCTTCATCTCGGCTGCCATGACAATCGACAGGGAGATCAGCTCGCTGACCCGGTTGCGCAGGGAACTGACCGCCTCGACTGCCGGGTAGTTGGGATTCGCCAAGGTGCTGAGAAGGGTGTCCATGTCATTCCGAACGGACTTGACCTTTGCGCTGATCCGGGTGAAGTTGTCGGCGGCGATGCCGTATGCCTCGTGGCGGTTGCGCACGGCGGGCGGGTTGTAATCCTTGAGCATATCGTAGGTATCATCGATCACGCTGGCCACCCGGCAGTCCACGTCCTGCTGGAGATTGGTGCGCAGATCCATCTCGGTCTGCTGGTAGTTCTGGTTCGCCATTATTTCTTTCCTCCCTTGGTGGCCCGGCTGCTCTCGCGGCGGCGGGTGATGTCGTAGGTGTCGAAGATGCTGATGCACTTGGCGAGGTCCTCGCTCAGGCCGTCGTTTTCTTCGACGTATGCCTTGATGGTGGACTGGAGGGTGCGGGTGTTCACGCTCTCCACGATGATGTCGCCGAGGCCCTCTTCCCGGAGGGTCTCAAAGAAATTGATGCCCTCGCTGGCCAGCTCCGCTTCGGACTTCTTGTTGTAGATGGTCTTGGGGGTCAGGGTGAACTTGAAGCCGCCGACCGAGATCGAGGGGCAGTCGTCGTCGATCATCTGCTGCGAGATGTTCGCTTTGGCTTCCTCGATCAGGGCGTTGTTGGCCTTGACCTCATCGGCCAGTTCTTCCTTGCGCTCCAGAAGGCTCTGGTAATCGCGCACCATGTCTAACAGTGTCATTTGTGTTCTTCCTTTCTGTTCAGGCGTTCTATTTGCTCTTGCTCTGCTCGATCGTCAGCTTCGCCAGCTTTCCAGCAGAGAAGGTATCCAAAGGCTCCGATGGCTGCGAGGGCTGCGATGGTCAGGATTGCTCCAAGCATTGACGGCGCACCTCCCATTCCGCATGGTCCTCTGCGCACTGGTGGGCACGAAAAAACAACGGGCTTTCGTTGTCATTGATGACATTTCGGTCGTCCCAGTATTCGTTTGCCCCGACTTTTCGAGGATCTGTTCTGTAGGCTTTGCGCCACTCCGGGAGGTTCTCATTGACAGCGTCAAACGTCAGGCCCCATCCTGCGCAAGCGGCGACGGCCCTTTCCAGCGACCGCCCCTCCCGGCAGGTCCAGAGAATCAGCTTTGCGCCGTTGCTCTGTTCTTTCAGGGCTTGATGGATTGTGTCCCAGTTCGGATCTCCAATGTCGGGGTAGGCGTTCTGGCAGAGGATGCCATCAAAGTCGATTGCGATGGCATAGGGAATTTGCGAAGAATCAACCATTGCTCTCATCCTTTCTTTTCTTTTTCGGGGTTGCCCGTTTCCGGGCGGGTGGTTTATCCTCAAGCTGCCCGCCGGGTGGCTTTCCCTCGGCGATAGCTTTGAGCAATTTTTGGTAGGCATCGTACACCGCCAGCTGCTGCGCCATACGCTGATACTGAGCCAGCTCTTTCGGGGTGCCGTCTAAAACCGGGGTGCCGTCCACGATGTAGATTTTCAAAAGAACTGCCTCCAGTCATCGACCACCGTTTTGGCGAGATCCTCTTTTTTGCTCAGGGACTTGAGGATGGTGCTGTCCACGGTGTTCTCGGCTACGAGGTGGATGTATGTGCAGGTGTTGCGCTGGCCGATACGGTGGATGCGGGCGAGGCTCTGCGAGTAGGTGGCGTAGTTGAATGTGACGCTGTAGTAGACGCAGGTGTCGGCTGCGGTCAGGGTGATGCCGGTGCCCGCCGTGTCGATCTGTCCGACGAGGACCATTGTGGAGGGGTCTTTCTGGAACTGCTGGACGATGTCGCCCCGCTGCTCTTTCGGGATGGCTCCGTAAATGGCCACGGTTTTCATGCCGCTCTTGCCGATGATGCTCTCCGACCTTTTGATGATCTCCAAGACCTCCGGGATGAACCGGGCGAAGATTACCAATTTCTTTTTGCCCTCCAGAACGTAGTCTTGGATAATGTCCGAGAGGGCATCGAGTTTCCCGGTGCTGACCAGTTCCGGCTTGGCTGCATCGTCTGCGACCGCCAGTGAACTGCTGCAGCCGTAGGAGTTTGGTCAGAACCGTGGTGGCGGTGATCTTCCCGCCGTTGTCCAACTCGGTGAAGCTGTCCCGCCGCAGACGGTCGTAGATGGCCCGCTCTTTGGCCGAGAGGATGATGCTCCGGGTCTGGAACGTCTGCTCCGGCAAGTCCAGGGCTTCCTCTTTGGTCACCCGGTAGGCGATGGAATGCTCTTTGCGGATGAGTTCGTCGAGGTCCTTGTACTGGACGATCTGCTTGCGGTTGAAGCCGCCCATCACGGCATAGCGGTTGCGGAAGGCGTAGAAGTTGGTGCCGAAGATGGTCGGGTCGAGGAAGCGGTACTGACTGAAAATGTCCACCGCCTCGTTCTGCACCGGGGTGCCTGAGAGAATCAGCTTGTACCGGGCTTTGTCGCCCAGTTGGTGCATCGATTTGCTCTGGGCTGCATCGTGGGTCTTGATGCGCTGGCTCTCGTCCGCGATGATCAGGTCGGCATCGTACTCCAGCAACTTTTCAAAGATGCCGTCTCGCCACGTCGATTCATAGTTGATGACGGCCACCTTGAGGCTCTGGAAGGGAAACGCTTCGAGGTCGGCAAGGGCCTTGAGACGTTGGGGCTTTGTGCCCAGCAGCGTCTTGACCGTGTACCTGAAGTCGGCATAGTCTGCAAATTCTTTCGGCCAGACGGCGCAGACGGAGGTGGGGGCCACGATCAGCACCCGCTTGATCTTGCCGAGTTTGTACCCGGCCCCGGTGACGGCGATGGCGGTCAGGGTCTTGCCGCAGCCCATCTCAAAAAGGAAGCCGAAGCCTTTACCCATTTCCACACCCCGCAATCTTGACAACTTTGAAGCCGCAGAAAGGGCAGTATTTGAAATCTTCGGGGTTGTCGTAATCTCCGAGTTTCGTTTCCCCGGAGCAATTCAGGCAGGTCAGCGTCCGATCTGTGGCGTTGTACTTCAGGTGCGTCCTCTGGCGCAAACTCTTCGGGTCAACATCCGGGAGTTTCAAAGCCAGCGATGCTGCGGTCTTGTAGCAGCTTGTTGCTGTTCTGGCGACGATGTCGGTATCGACGGAGAAGTCTGCTGCCCATTTGAACAGGATTCTGGTCAGGTGTTCCGTGTCAACTGTCTTTTTACCCATCGCTATCACCGACTTTCTTCATCCCCTGAAAATCAGCCATGCCATAGCTTCCATCCTTGCAACTGTGAAGATCAAACTGAATCGGTGCATTCCGGGATTCAAATTGCGGGGTAATGCCAGAAGATTCGAGGACCGTGTACATGGTAGCCTTGGATGCCGTGTCCTCGCAGCTTGTTCCGGCGTTGTAAAATTCTTCACCGCAAAGGCGGCATTTATAGATTGCCCTGTATTCGCTCACTGGTTCGCCGCCGCCTTTCCTGTCCACGCGCACTCGCTGCACACGAACTTTGCGCCGGGGTAGACCTGCTTGACCAGTTCGGCGTTCCCGGTCTGAAGCCAGCAGTCCTGCCCGCAGATCGGGCAAGTGGCGGGCTTCCATTCCGGGTTGCAGGGGTTCGGCACGATTCTGCGCAGGGGCATGGTGGCGAAGATGTGCCCGTTTTCGGGCAATGGCTGCTTGGTCTTTTCGACCCGCATGAATGTTACCTTTCGTCTCATCTGATTGCACCTCCCAGCAGTCGGGTACCGCACCAGTGGCAGTGCGAGTGGTGCGGGTTCACCCTGTGATTGCAGTCCGGGCAGTGCCATACGCCGTCCTTTTTGACCGGCTGCGATGGCACCTCGTACTTGGCATGGAGGTTGCCCCATTCCTGCAGGAGTTTCTTGCTCTGTGCGATGTAACTGATTGCCTCGGCTACCGAGAAGCAGTTTTCCTCGCAGAGCTTCTTGATGATCTCGGTGGCTGCGTTGCAAGCGTCCACGTCGTCCTGCCAGATCTTCTTGTCGGTGTCCTGCTTCCCCTCGCCGGGGAGAAAGGATGCGCTGTTGTCCTTGATGCTGTCGATCTGGCAGAGCAGCGAGGACAGGCTCATTTTATGAATATCGCTCATGTTGTGTTTCCTCCGTTCGGGTCAACCCACCCGAAAACCATTGCAGCCATGTTCGCCCCACGGACTTGATGCCGGAAAAGTTTCATCTTGACCGGGTAGTCCAGAAGCGGCTCCGGGCTGTCGTTCATGCGCTCCTGATCGACGGCGGCTGCCGTGTCGTGGAGACTCTGGCGCAGGGCTTCAATGTGGGGCGGCAGCTTGACGATGCTGGACAGCTTGTCCAGAAGTTCAATGTCTGCGGTGCCGGAGAGGGTCTGCGTGGTTTTCGACCACTTCATCTTGCCCCAGCTTTTGATCACCGCAAACTGGACGGTGTCGGCCTCTTTGATGAGCAGGGTGTTTTCTATCAGGGCCATTTTCATCGATCTGCACCCCCATTCGCTCCCATGTACCGCTTGCGCCCCTTTTCACGGTGCCGGTCCTCATGGTTGCGGTGATAAACACCAACGTGCCCGGTCATGGCTTGGTTGTATGCGTTCTCGGCTTTCAACTCCAGCTTGTACTGTTGGTACTGCGGGCAGGTGTCGTGGCAGATCGTGTGTCGGTTTTGGCAGTCCTTGCAGAAAGACTTAACCATGGATGTGAATCCTCCCATCTTTCCAAGCCCGGTACTTTCCGTAGCTCACGCCCAGCCGATCCGCTTCCCGGACATCATTCTGGAGAGAATCCTCCGGGGCGTGTTTCGGCTTGGTCCGTTCTACGACCTCCAGCTTGTTGTTCTGAGCCTTTTTTCGGTCGTGCTCGATCTGCCGGATGCGGAGGCAGGAATCGCAGAGCGTCTTGTTGCTGGCGACTCCGACCATCTTCTTTCCGCAGCGGATGCAGGTCCGCGTCCATTTAAGGCTTTCAGCTTTCGCCACGGTCAACCCCTCCGTTCCTGCTTCGGATACTCAGGGTTTCGGGCATGGTTCCGGGTGATCTTGCCGTAGCCTTTCGGCTTGCTCCACATCTTCCAAAGCTGGCGGCGGGCATCCTCTGAGACGATCCAGCCGGTGCAAGCCAGAAGCCCGATCAGGGCGATGGCGAGGCTAAAATAAAATGGTGCCCTTGCTGCTGCCCTGCCCCAGTCGTAACCGAAGCGCATCAAGATCTGGGTGGTGGTGTCCACTCCGAAGTTGAACGCCTTGCCAAGAACGGCGAGGACTGCTGCGACTGCTGCGGTAATGGCGGCGGTGACTTTTGCGTTTCTCATGTATCCTCCTTTCGGTTCAGGCGATGCCCTTGGCGGCCCGCTCTGCTTTCCATCGTTCGTACTCAGCCCGAACCTCCGGGTTCTGGAACTCTCGCTGGATGGCATCAAAGACCAGCTGGCCGATGTTGGCCCGCTCTGCTTTGGGTATCTTCTTGGTGTCAAGTCGGGGCATCGTGCCGGTGGTCGGCACGGCCTTGAGGTTCTTTGTGCTGGCCATCTGGCACGGCTCCTTTCTTACTGGGTATCGTCCGGCTGAGGGTCATCGAACTGGTATTCAACCTCTACACGCTGGAGGGCAAATTCAATCAGTTCGGTGGCGATGCTGGAAATGGAGCGACTCGTTCTGAGGGCCAACTCCTGCACCTGCTTGTGGCAAGCTGGTGAAAGTCGGACGAGGCAGTTGCCGCTGGGCTTTTCTGCGCTCTTAATAATGCACTTATCCATGTGTTCTCTCCTTATTTTTACGTCCTGCCGAGAATGTGGTCGGTGGTCGTATCGAAAAGCCGTGCAAGGTTTACGAGGTCGTGAGCCTTTATTTCCAGCCGCCCATCCTGCCATCCTTGCAGCTTTTCAGGCTTAATACCGAGGGCGATGCACATCTTTCTCTTGCTCAGATGTGCTTTTCGCCGCTCAGCTTCGATGTTGGGGAATCTCATGCAGCACCGCCATTCGCGGTGGCCTTGTTGATTCTGGCCGCGATCTCAATGCCAATGATTACGGATTCGGTATTCTGAATGACGGCATCCCGCTTATCTTCAGGGACGCGAGAGAGAAGCTGCATGAACCGTTCTGCATCGGCAAGCTGTTGAGGAGTGTATTTGCTGGTGTCCTTTGCGTTCATCATGGTATCAACCTCCTTTGCTTTGGACTATCTAAATTATAACTTAGACAGCCTAAATTGTCAAGCTATAAATTTAGATTATCTAAATTTTTATCTTGCTTTACCGTGCCGAATGGTGTATAATTAGGACAAGGAGGTGAAAACGAAAATGGAAACCATTGCTGATCGAATCAATGAAATCCTTAAAATAAAAGGAATCAAGAAAACCGAATTTGCAAAGCGGATAGGTATCAGCGATTCCAGTGTTTCTACCATGTGTTCTGGCAAGTCAAAGCCGAGCGGACAAACGATTACAATGATCTGCCGGGAATTTGGAGTGAACCCTGAATGGCTACGGGATGGCGTTGGAGAAAAATTCATTGCTGCTCCGTCCGCTCCGCTGGATATGATGGCGAGAAAATATCGGCTCCGGCTGAAAGATTACGTCTTAATTGAGAAGCTGGTTAATTTGAGCGAAGCTGAGCGTGACGCTCTGTACCGTTTCATGGTTGATGTAATCGCTGCGTCTACCGCTTGTGGGGCAGATCCCAATAGCTATGTTTTTGAGGAAGGAACGCCAAGCCCGGAAGAAACAGCCGCTGCTGAGGCGGCTTATGAAAAGAGCTTAGGTATTGCGCCGAGCACGGCTGCATCTGCTTCGAGTACCACCGAAGACACGGCCTGAGTCGACTGAAGAAATAAGTATCTAGGTAGTGGCTGAGGGTCCCCCGGTGAAGCCAAAAAAGAAAAGGGAGGGCCGTCCGGGTGGACAGCTCTCCCTTTTTAATGCAGGAAAGGATGGGTATTGAACTCATGGCAAAAAATAAAAAAGCCGGCTTTGAGCCGGATATGCAGGATGCCGTGATCTACACTCGGTACTCGTCTCATAACCAGCGGGACTGTTCCATCGAGCAGCAGGTGGCGGACTGCGAGATTTTTGCCCGGCAGAACAACCTCCGGGTGGTGAAGGTCTACGCCGATCGGCATCTGTCTGGCACTACCGATAACCGCCCCCAGTTCCAGCAAATGCTGAAGGATGCCGCTCACGGCCACTGGGCTTATGTGATCTGCTGGAAGATTGACCGCTTTGCCCGTAACAGGTACGATTCGGCGACCTATAAATTCCGGCTGAAGAAAGCCGGGGTGCGGGTCCTCTATGCAAAGGAGTCCATCCCGGACGGCCCGGAGGGGATTCTGCTGGAATCCGTGCTGGAGGGGTCTGCTGAATATTACAGCGCAGCCCTCGCCCAGAATATTCGCCGGGGTATGAAGTTCAACGCCGAGCAGTGCAAGGTGAACTCCGGCTCCATCCCTTTCGGGTACTGCAAGGGGCCGGATGGCCGCTTTGCAATCCATGAAGCAAACGCCGAGGTCGTGCGGGAGATCTTCCGAAAGGCTGCGGCGGGGATGCCCTTTGTGGATATCGCCAACGATCTGAACAGCCGGGGGCTGAAAACCAGCCGGGGCGGGCGGTGGAACAAGGGCAGTTTCCGGCTGTTGATGAACGAGGCCTATATCGGGGTGTATCATTTCTCGGACACCCGCATCGAGGGCGGGATGCCCGCTCTCATCGATCAGGGCACCTTTTGGGCGGCGAATGAGCGGCTGAAAGCAAATAGCAGCGTCCGGGGCCGTCACCAAGACGGCGGGGACTACCTGCTGACCGGGAAGCTGAAGTGCGCCCACTGCGGGTCCTACATGATCGGCTTCTCCGGCACCGGGAAGAGCGGCGAACTGCATTACTACTACGGCTGCCAAAAGCGGCGACGGGAGCGGGCTTGCAAAAAGGCGAACGTGCCCCGCGAGTGGATCGAGCGTGTGGTCGTGAAGGCCGCTCTGGACTACGTCCTCCGGCCTGACGTGATGGAGTGGATCGCGGATGCCGTGATGGAATATCAGGAGCGGGAGGCGGCCTCGGCGCAGCTTGCCGCCCTGACCGCCGAACTGGAGGAAAACCAAAAGGCCACCGACAATGTGATGAAGGCCATCGAAGCCGGAATCATCACCTCGACCACAAAGCAGCGGCTTCTGGATCTGGAGGCCAAGGCCCAAGATCTGAAGCGGGCCATCGAACTGGAAAAGTTGAGCCACGTCCGGCTGGAGCGTGATCAGGTTCTCTTCTGGCTGGATCGCTTCCGGGGCGGCAGCTTGCAGAGCCAAGAGTTCCGACGCAAGGTCATTGATGCCTTTGTGTCGGTGGTCTACCTGTCTGATGATCACCTGCGGATTGCTTTCAACTATTCAGGGGGTTCTAACGCCGAGGCCGACTTCGACCTTGTCATGGACGCGGAGGCGGCGGCTGGCGAACTGTCCAAAAAGTTCGCACAAGGTCACGTTGCCTCCACCAAATGAAAGGGCGAGGGTATTTGGTACTGTTATTTTCGGACAGTATC